AAACCACTCAAAAAATGTATTGGGATATGCTGGAATCAGTACCGCCTAGAGCGCAAAACTCAAGGGGCTTTTTAGTAGGTGAACCACTTAGCGACAATGCAGAGGGTTATCCAATTTATGCTTGTTTCAAAAAATCAGGGAATAACTATTACGCTAAAAATTTAACACTTTCAGAATTTAGGGTGGAAGTGTGATATATGCTTGCATTGCCCTAGTTCTGCGAATACTTAGCGGGAAACGCTAAACCCACAAGCCCTCTTCGGAGGGTTTTTTATTGCCTGATGCTACCCAACTATTGACCTACTGAAAAAAACCGCTCAGAACTCGTTTAAATCGGTTCTAGATGGCATTTTGTTGTCCATCAATAGACGGATTGTCTCGTTTAGTGCTGCCAACTCATCCATTTTGTAAACATTCCATAGTCTACGTTGACCATGAATCCCGTTAACCGATCCTCTGTGGCAATCTGCACAAAGTGGCATTGATGTGAACCATTGACCTTGGTTTATCTCATGGCACTCGCTTGGGGGGCTTGCCTGGCAAATAATGCATGGCATGAGTTTGATTTTGGCAATATGCAACCTTTCCCCTGCGCTAGGTTTAGGTTTGTTTTTTGATTGCATTATTGGGTTGCCTTGATTTCCATGCGGGCTGAGTACTGTTCAGTTCTCCAAACCTCGATTCTTGCTTGCGCTGCGGTCATTAACCATCGATATTTTTCCTCTTTTTCTACCGCTTGCTTGATTCCCTCAAGTATTTCAATGTAATCAGCGTGAGCATAGGCATAAGTTTCTTGTTTGCCTAAAACCTCAGTTCCCGCTTGGCTTTGGAGCTGGGCTTTGCGTGATTTGCGAAACTCCTCCAAGAATATGCGGTCTGCTTTACTCTTGGCATATAAAGGTGCGGTATCGATTAGAAACTGGATTGCTTTGGTTGGTTCGTTCATGTTATTTCCACCACTAGATTGCCGTTTGATCTGATGTAATCTTTTGTTTTTTGGATGTACTTCTCAAAATCTGACCTTGGAATGCTTGATTGTTGCAAATCAGCGTATTGGATTAAATCCCTTACCGCTTGGATTCCCTCACCCGATAAACCCATTTTCTTTGTGTTTTGATAGCGTTCGGATGCCTGGTGCAATGCATCTTGTGCTTTTTGGCAAACAGGCATGACCTCATCTTTTCCGATGTTGTGCCTAGCCATCGTTTCGGATAGGTTTAGAACGTCAACAAGGGTTCTCCAATCGTGGATTGTCCCTTGTCCCTTGGTCATTGCTTCTAGGGCTGAATATTCCATCATTCTGAGTTTGTCCAATTTATCCCTTTGAGTGATTGAAGCACCAACTACCGCATGAGTGATCGGGTCAATCAATGCCCATACTTTGCGCTTGGTTCGCTTTTTCATTTTCTAGCTGGACAGGTTCGGCCTTGGTTACAGTTTCCATGACAAGGTGGGCAAACCTTCATGTTCCGCACATAAGCAGCAAAACTTGAAGCCGTATCACCAAATGGCATTTTGTCGAATTCCTTTGCCACTTCCTCTAAAACTTGGTTTCTTTGGGATAGAGACACAAAAACACCGAAATGATAGGGTTGGCCTAAGTCTCGCAAAATCTGCTTGCCAAGGTTACTTTGCTTTTCAACGGAATTAAATGCTTCGTCTTCCTCTTTAGTCCAATCAGTCATGGTTGTCCCCTTGCTCGGATGGCGGTAGCGCAAGCATCAGCAACGGCCATATCTTCATCATTAAATGCTTCTCGTTGGTCAAAAGTTTCACACACCTTTGCACACGCCTCACGTTCTTGTTGAGCAACTAAATAGGCAAAGCGTTCAAGCATTAACTGACATTTATCAATTTCTCCATCATAGAAGCCAACTTCTAGGGCTATGCGGATAACATCTTCTCTAGTCATACATCCTCCAGCTTGTAGTTCAGTTTGTGATTCTGAAACCGCATGGCTGCCTCAATATCCAATTCAGCATAAGCCTCTTCTGACATACATCCAACAATATCACGCCCAGAGAACCAGACTTCCTTGACAGACTCGTTGTAGGTGGATTTGTCCTCGTCTATTTCATATTCGTAGACAACTGTCACTACTTCGCTACCTTGACCAATTGTTGTGTCAAATTCCCAAGTTTTTTCCATAATTCACTCCTGTTAAAAATTAAATCTTACCTACTTGTTTGCGTAATACCATAGGGACTTACCCTAAGTCTTCCTTAACCATTACTTCTACTGCTGGGGTTTCTGCGTAAACCTTCGTAACGTGTAGGTTTACCACTTGTTTGTCATCCAAGTAAACAATGTCGTTCATCCCATCGAGGAAGCACTTGGCTATGTTGTCAATGTCAGGCTTCTTTGTTGGCTTAAGTATTCCTTCTGAGGCATCTTTTCGCTTCTGTTTTGAGAATGATGCGGGTATTCCAACTCTGATATAAATTGCAACTGTTACAGGGGTGTCTAGCGCTTCTGAGCTACCCATTGCAGCCTTTGCCATCATCCTGATTTCATCTTCGTAGGATTTAGTCTTTTGTGGACTGTAAGTAGAAACAAAATTCCCTCTACGGGCGAATCTTGGGCGACCTTTTCCTACTGGTTCACCATAAACTGTGTACATCACCATAAAACTCATATCAATGTCCCGTCTTTGATTTGTTGCATATAAAAACGAATGCGATCTCTTGCACCAGTTCCATAAATTCGTTCTGCTCTCTCTAGTCTCGCCCTAATAAGGTCACGATTCTTAGTCCACTCCCAATTTCGATAGAGTTCCCTAGCTTCTGCTTGTTCTAGGATCACCCTGTCAGACTCATTAGAGATGTTTTTTCTGCTGTATACCATAGGTGTATACCCTACTCATCTAAGTCGCCAGTTAGGATTAACGCTTCAGTAATGAGGCGCAAAGGAATCGGAACACCCTCTTTTACTCTGTCTAGCAGTCTCATAGCTTCAAAGTAGTTCATTCTTTAGTTTCTTTTCTAAGACATAAGACCAAACTGCACCACCAGCAACCTTGGCAATGAACTGAAGTGCCACAATTTCAGGCATCAAAGCGCCAAATGCAATGGTTGGGAACAATAACGAATCTACGGCAGCGCCAGCAGTATTTGAAACATTTGCTCGTTTAATCCATGAGCCTGTCGTTTTCATAAAGACCGCCCAATCAACCAAAGCGGCAACCAAGAACGCAACGGCAGAAGCTACTGCAATCATTCCTGCGGCAGGGTTTAGCAGATAAGTTAAACCACCTGTGCCGACAATCAAGCATCCCATTTGCCAAGTTTTCAAGCGGAAGTGAAGCCAATCCCTTAAAGTCAGATCAAGCCCAATTAGTAGAAAAGCATTTATTGGCGTGATTGATGGCCCGAAAGTAGAAACCAACAAGTTTGCCAAAATCATTGAAGAAGCATAAATAACTAGCGCAATAATCATAATTTTCTTTCTGTTTGAATAACAACGCCATGATGATTGGCAGTCAAAGTCTGCTCACCACCAAACAATACAAATAATTCATCTGCTATTCGCTCATGGAATGCTGATGTGTATTTGCCTACTTCCTCTATGATTTTCTCAACCATTATTTGTTCAGAATGTTTGATTTCCAATTGATAAACTATTTGTTTGTTGTTTATTGGGCATAACGCAATAAACTTAGTTGTGTATTTGTTCATAAAAGTGTTTCTTGCTCCATTGGTTGATAAAAATTCCATTGCGAAGGGGCATTAAATGCCTCGATCCTAGAACGCATGATTTGCGCTCTTGCTTCCTTGGTTGGCGGCAGATAATTGCCATGTTTCCAATGCACATCAATGCCCACATTCCTGCCAATATTGGTGCTATCGGCTGATGAAAATGGGAGTTTGGTAAAGATTGCAGGGTCTAGCATCCTTAAACCATGCAGTTTGCAAGCAGGTCTTCCCATGTCATCACAAATAACTCGCATTGCCTGGCTCATCTTGACCCACCAAAGAGATGTTCCTACTGTAGAAAACTCTCCAGAACTGCCAATACAGACCCGAACATAGGTGTTTGCCAGTTGCTCTAGTCTCTCAAGGGATTCATGCATATGCCAAACTGGTGCGCCAAACCACTTAGGCAATGGGCAGTCTTTCAGCAGGGCATCATTGTCTGCCTCGTTTCCATCAATCACATCGGGAATAACGGCAAAGTCGCAAGAAGGGACTTTTTTCAGGTCTAGCGACCAATCGTAGAAAGGTTGCCAATCAGTAATTGGTTTACCCTGTCTCCAAGCAGAGAATGCTCCATTGTCTATGGCGAAAGACTGACAGACCTCAATAGCTGATGCAAGTTGGTCAGAATGAGCAAACGAAACAAACGCATGACCACCTTCTATTGCTTTGACTGCTACTGTGGCAGGAGTTATTGGTAAGCCGTGATAGTGGATCATGCTTTTCTCCTCAACTCTGCCATCTTTGCCAAGACCTCTAGCGGGATAGGTACGGCCTTTTTCGCATCTTCTTCTATTTTCAACAATGCAAGGTTAGGCTCATTACTGCTTGGAACTGTGAGCCTACCAACGTCATAGGGATTTGGTTTAACAATCCATTCTGCTTTCAAGCCTTGACTTCCTCTGTTGCACCATTCAATCAAAAATTGCTCAAGTGTCCAACCTAGTTTTTTGGCTTCAACTATTGCCCCATCAAGAACAGTTTTGGTAATCGGGGCTTTCTTGGTCTTACGCAAAGTTACCCAATCATCCCAAACTTGTTGTAAAACATCTGGTGGACAGGCAACGCTAGTTGCTCTCTCTTTATGGTTAGTGGTTATTGGTTTATGGTTTATGGTTGCTATTGGGGTAGCATTAGGGGGGCTAATAGCCTCCTCATAGGGGGGCTTTGACCACCTCTTAGCCGCCCCACGTTTACCTGCTTCAGCAAACTCTTTGTATTGCTTGATTTCCTTGTCTGCACGAGGAGAAACAAAGCCATCTTCTGTTGAAATAAAGAACTCATTGAGGACAGTCATTACGTCTTCTTCATGCTCACGCATACCGATCTGCCGAGCAATATCTCGGTGTTTTATGGGTTGTTCATGGAGAAAGTAGAAATCTAGCAAACGTCTGTAAGCTAAATCTTCCATCAAAGAAAGGTGATGGGTGTGACTTTTGTAGTCACCAATGTGAAACTGGTAGTAGTGCATATATTCCGCTTTTTTAACCACCCTTTGAAGGAATTGCCAGCAGGAGAAGGGTTAACTCTTTTCGGTTGGGT